GAGTAACTCCCACTTGATAATCCATAAATTCAGGAGGAGTATGTTTATTTTGAAAATTACTATAAACTATTCTATTACCTATAACTTCCTGCCCAAAAGCTCTTACTGGAACTTTATCATATACCCTAATTAATTCAGCTTCTGGTAAAGTTTTAATAGGTTTTCTAGATTGATAATCATATTTATAAAGAGATTCAGTTTGGGGTGTTGATTCATCTGCTTGATATTCAAATTGGTCTCTTGTTATAGTATCTAAAACTTTAACAGCTAAACCATCCGATTCTTTATAAAGTATTTCTATTTCTGTTACATGGTAAGCACTATATAATTGATTACCAGCAGTTGGCAACGGAATCTGTAATTCTACTCTATTCACTTTATTTTCCATAAAGCTTACTACAGTACTTCTATATGTTTCATTCTCATCTGAGCTATTACCATTCCCTAAAGCTGGGGTTGATTTATCTAAAAAATATCCATCTTGTTTTGGAATATAAGCTACCTGAGTAAAAGGAGCTAAAATAGACATTTCCCCATCAACAAATTTAAATCTATAACTAAATCTTACAAATTTATCTTCTAAATAATCAGGATCTCCAGGATAAGTTGCATCATAATTAGGATTATCGCTATTATCTGGTAAATTTTTTGAAGTAGCATCCGACATTGTAGTTTGCCAATATTCTGTAGTAGGTAGAAAATCTGGATTAGGTGGACCTTGATAAGTATATAAATCTATACATTGATAAGGGTTGTATTTAGCCACACTAATTTGATCTTCTGTTGTATAAAAAGAACCTCCATTAGCTAATTCAATATTTATTTTTCTAGGTTGATTTCTATTATCTGTCCAAAATAACAAATTTTCCATCAAATTAATACCATATATGGGACTTTTTGTAGAAAAATTTAAGAAAGCTCCTTGAGCTAATTTTGTAGCTGTACGGGTATAAGTATTATAAGAATAAATAAAGTTATTAGCACTTGATGAATAAGTATAATTAGTTCCAGAAGATTCAGTATAATCTGTTAAAAATACAAAAACTGTGTTAGTAGTAGTATGCGCATAAACTCCTATAGCTGATAATGCACCGTCAGATAGCCCGGCAAGTGTACTAAAATTGACCTCCAAACTATTTCCTAATACATTTTCTAAAGCGCCAACATCTTGACTCTCTGATTTACTTACTTGTATATTAAATCCTTCACGATATTCTCCAGATGGTATTAATCTATCATCTAGATCTTTATTCATTTTGGACTTAATGAAAGCATTTTTAACTTCAGCCATTTAATTTTATGTTTTAATCCATTTAGATTTACCTCGCATAACCTGAACAATTTCGTTAGATTTTATGTTAGATAATCTAATTTTTGCATTTCTTAATTTTGCACTTTTTTCTCTTCGTAGTCTTTGAACTACATATTCCGGTTGATTTACTCGGCTTGCTAATATAGCATGACTTACATAAGCATATACCGCTTCTTCAGCTAATTTAGGCACTTTCATATCTTCATCATAAGCTAACCCATCAGATATATATTCAAATAAAATTAATTTATCTAATAAATCGCTTGAAAAAGACATTTTACCATCTCTATGATTTATAGTAAACCATCCATTATATTGAGAAGTTTGCGGCTGCAATCCAAATCTTTGTCCCCAATAATCAGTTCCATATAAACCATAATAATATCCATCAGCTACAAGTAAACCTGTTGCTTCACTAGTAATTTCATTAAGTTGTTTTAATTGATTACTTTTCCATTTTTCTTCTATTTGAGAAGTTCCTTTAAGATTTTCAGCAAAATTATCTTGAATAGCAATTCCTTCTTTATCTTGTATTGGTTTAGTATAAGGATTACCAGTTAGTGAAGTAGGATAAATTACATGCTTAACACCTTGAGAATCAATCCATGATACATTTACATAATTTACATAATCTTGGGGAAGTGGTACACTTAAATTGTCTGGAATAGTAAGTTCTTGAGATCTAATACTAGGTAAGGTATCATAACTAAATTCTTGAAGTGCACGCTTTGTATGAAAAATAATATCACCAGTTTTAACACTAGGAATTAATTTTTCACTTCCTACATAAGCTACTAAAAAGTTATCTACTAATTCTTTTACTGTAATAAATGCATAACTTCCATAATTTTTTTCTACTACATTACCATATGCATCTTGATCTCCATAATTTCCACCAAATTCATTTTTTAATTGTACAGCTAAAAATGCCCCTGCTGCTAATTGTACAGGAAAAGTAATTATATTATTAGCTACTGTATAAGATGTTATATATTCATTAAATGTACCAGGAAGTCCACTAGAGCTAATGTATAATTTAAAATTATTTTTACCATATGTTTCATTAGCAGGAGTATAACTATAAAATACTAAATCTGTATCAAAAGTGGTAGTAAAACTATATTGGGTCCCATCAGCTTGAAACATTTGAACTCCAGCATAATATTGGGAATTTGTTTCTGTTATTAATCCATTATTAGGTTGTGCCATAACTTATTAGCTTTTTGTATTTATTTCTTCAGCTTGAACTTGAGCAGCAGCTGCTTCTACTACTTGGGGATCTCTTATAACTATACCGGCATACATTAATATTTTTAGTATTAATTCAGCTTGCTCAGAGGCATGTAGCTCAAATTGTTGAGAGCCTGTTGGTTGATCCGTAACATCATATGGTGTAGGGTTATATGTGTATTGCCCTAAATTACCCACATTAAAGCCCCAAATTACTTCTTTAGGTTGTCTAATATAGTCTATAGTAATACCTGATGTAATTGTCGTAGGTTTTACATAAATTTTTTCATTCTCATATAAATATACAGGAAAATCTTTTGTGGGTTTAGTTAACCGAGAACGGTCTGCATAATAGAATCTAGTTCTGTCTACTCTATCTACTACTGTATCAGTATTATAAAGCACAGTTCCTAATCTATAAAAACTTACAGTTTGCCCATAATCATCTGCAGAAGGTAAAGTGAAGTAGGCAGTATCATAAGTTGGGGTACCATAAGTTTTAAATATAGCTATTTTATCATCAAGATTTTCTACTCTATCCCCATAATCGGTATTGGTTTGAGGTACTCGAAGTTGTTGATTCAAGTCTTCAAAATATTTTTCAAATATTTGTAGTTGTACTTGGGTGCCTATTCTATTAAATTCTGCAGGAGTCATATAGCCACGCTGCTCTTTATTTAATACCAATAAAACCGTTTGGTAAACAGTGTTTACATTTATAGCCATCTATTTTTTATTTATTATAATAAGGGAGGCGGTTAAACCTCCCTGATTATGTTATTTAAACTTTTTTTCAATTGATTTAAACACTTGTACTCCTTCATCTGTTTTGAAGAATGCAGCCATAGCTGAATAAGGGTTTTCATCAAAAGGAACAGTCATTAACTTTTTATCATTAGCTGCCCAAAGAAAAGTTCTTTGATCATCTGATAACTTAATTATTTTGGATTCAGTTGCTTTAATCGCAAAATTTCTAAGTTGTACATTTTCATCATTTGCAAGATCAATAAATAATTTGGGATTCTTTTTAGCAAATAATAATAAATCTCTTTTTATTTCTTTAGAACTCATAGAGCTTACTTTAGATCCTAATTCTACTCTTAGGATTGCTTCAGCATCATCTATATCAATTGTTCTAGCTAAATTTAAAGCATCAATTTCTTCTTCAATATCTACTATTTCATCTTTTGCTTCTTGAACCTCATCTAATTCAGTATATATTTTACCTAATAAAGGATGATATAAAGAAAGAATTTTTTGTAAACTTTGATTAGCTTTAGGTACAGTTAATGAACCATCTTTAAAAATAATATGCCCTAAAGTTGCTTCTCCTTTTTGTTTGTCTCTAAACGGAGAATTTTGATTAGTTGCATATCGTATTTCTCTTTGTTCTTTTGTTTCAGGGTCATACCATAATAACGGGTGTTTTTTAGAATGTTTACCCGGTATTGTTAATGTTAACGGAGTATGTGGCCCATTTAAATAATAACTTCTATCTTTAATCTCCCAGTTATTTTCTTGAGTTGGAGTTTTTTGTTTTGGTGTTTTTACTTTTGTCATGATATAATAAGATTAAATAAATAGTAAAGAGCGGAGCACCCGAAGGTGCCCCTTCCTTTACAGGTATTAAATACCTTTTGGTTTCATAGCATTAAATACCTTTGAATAATACAAAGTTGTTAGCAGCTTGTACAACTAGACATCTTTCTGATAGGAAGTTAACTTCCATAGCATCAAGATCTGAAGTATAAGCACCTCCAACAGAACCAGTTAACCAAGATTTCATTCTTCTGTCATCAGCTTGTGAAGCTCTATAACGTACGTGAAGGAAAGGTCGTCTGATATTTGTACCTAGGATTTGATCATAAACTGTTGAAGTACCTGCTGGAATTAAAACACCTTCGATAGATGAAACTCCATCAATAGCACCTCTAGTAGAAGCATCATTTAGATATTTCCAATCAGTTTTATAAAAATCATAAGAACCTCTTCGGAAGCCAGTAAATCCTAGATTTAAAGCCATTTCTTCAGAGTTTTCAAATAAACCGAAAGCAGTACCGCCTTGTTGTCCTGATGAAATACTAGAAAGCATATCATCAAAATCTAATGCAGTAGATCTTTGTAAGAAAAGCATATTCTCTTCAATTGCTCCTTGTGTATCTAAGTTTTTGAGTATTTCATCAAAATCTCCAATACCACTAGCAGCAGAAAAACCTACTTGTACATTACCTCTTGCATTAATAGCAGCAAAAAGACCTTCAGTACCTTTGTAGCCTGCATTTGCAGCAGTACCAGCACCAGCAGCAGAAGCAAGTTCTCCTTCTACAACTGACATTTCAAGGTAATCTTCAAATCTTAGTCTTGTTTCAGACTCTGCTTTTAAATACCAAAGGAAACCTGTAGTTCCGTCTTCAGTAGCAACTTCTACCCATCCGATTTGTGCAGTATCAGAACCTGAAACTACATATTTGTTTCGAATAATTATAGGAGAGTTGTTAAATTGAGTAAACTGAGGTTGGATACTAATATATCCATCAGTTGCTCCATTAGCTACAGTATTGTTAGGAGTACTGGATCCTTTATTATATTCTGATCCATATACGAATACTTTTACAGTTGCACCTAGGCCTGCTAAATTTGCAGCAGTATAAGGAGCAACACTTACAACACCAGTTGCAGTATTACTAGCAGTTACGATAGCTTTTAATTCATTACCATCGTCATCCATGATGACAACAGTTTGTCCAACAGAAATAACGTTTTTTACAGTTGCTGTAATAGTTATAGTTAGTGCGTTTGCACCACCATTAGCTACATTATCATAAGCAATGTGTAATCTATTTTGCTCTGACCATACGACTTGATCTGAAGTCATAGGAAGTTCAGCGCCTACCATGCGTAAGAAACCAGAAAGCGTTCTGTTACCATATCTTTCTACTTCTTGCTCATAAATTTCAGGTAAGTATTGCTGAGCAAAATCGCTAGTCCCATCTGTAAAACTTAAATAGTTACTATTTAAAAGTTGTTGTACTTGACTTGGTACAATAGCACCAAATTGAGGGGTTAAACTCATAATTTAAAAATTTTAATTGTTAATTGTTCTTCTTTTTATTCTCAGTTTTGAAGAATCAAGACCACTGATAGCCTTTACTTTAAACCCATCTATAAATATTTCGCCAGATGCTGTTTTACGAGGTTCTGTTGTTATATTTTTAGATTTTGCTAATGATTCTTTTACTGCATCAGTTTTACCTTGTTCGTAAAAATGTTGAGCAATAGTATCAGCATTTCGAGCGGCGTAAAGAGCTTTATGGTAACCCAATGTATCTTTTACTTCACCTTTTTCATCTAAGAACGTCCCGATGAAATCGGCTATATCACTTTGAGAATTTGCAACATTATTAGGATCTTTTACTCCATACCTAAATTTTTTATCTCCAACGTTAAAATCAAAACCTTTAAAATTATCGTTTAGTAGATTCTTGGTAGTTTGTTTGAATCTGTCATGTCGCGCTATTTTAGCCTCTTGTTCTTCTTGGTATCTATTGAAAAAGTCCATAGCTTTCTTTTGCTCTTGGTTAAGTCCAGGCCTCAACTTGATTTCTGCGTAATACTTATCCTTAAGAGTGTTAAGATAATCTTTGGCTTTAGCAATTTCGTCTTTATATGCAAGCTTCTTTTTCTTTATATCACGAGCTTCTTCTAATTCTTCATCTATAGAAAAACTATCTTCTATAATAAAGTTTATTTCCTCATCATTTAAATGAGGTTTAGAACTTCTATAATATTCTCTAAGTAATGCATTTTCATTTACATTACTATAATCAGCATTCAATCTTACATAATCTTCTAGTGTTCCGCCTGTTTCATTCATAAAGTCAACAACTTTTTGAATATTTTCAGGTAAAGGATCACCAGTAATTTTTTCATCTCTTTGAGCTTCTTTTACTTCTTTAGCTACTTCTTTAGCTTCTTGCTCAATAGTTTCGTTAGTAATTTCTTGTAAAGGAGAAGATTCTTGTTCTTCTACTTTTTCTTCTTTATTTTCAGAAATTTGCTTGGACTCTGATACCGGTTCGTCCACCTTAGTGCTATCTCCGGTTTGTTCGCCCACAGCCATTTCCTTTGTTTCTCCGATTTGAACGGCATCTTTTTCTTCTTTTGATTTTGATAAATCTACTTTAATAACGTTTTTTTCAACTCCAGTAGATGTTAGTTTTTTAGGAGTTTTCTTTTTAACTTTAAACGTGCCTTCAGTTTTTACTTCTTTATTCTCTGGAGGTAAAGATTCTTTTTTTTCTGTTTGTTGTACTTCTTCTACAACTTCTTCGGTTTTTTGTGACATAATAAAATATTATAAAATTAACAATTATCTTGGAGTAAATTGCTCCATATCAAGCCCACCTAGTGAATCATTTGTGGACTCAAATTTTTTGGGTAATAAATCATTTTTTCGTTGATCTATTAATTCTGACTCTTGAGTTCCTTGCATTGCTATTCGCTTATCTTTTCTATCCTCAATTTCTTTTTCTTTTAAGGTTTGAGCTTGAGCATTTAATTCAGCTAGTTTCATATTATACTCAAATTCTTGAGCCATTAATACTTTTTTAATTTCTGCTTCCTGCTGAAGTCTATTAATTTCAAATTGTGATTTAGCTTTTTCTAATTGAACTTTAGACTCTGTTTCAGCTTGTGCTTTTTGAACATCTACTAAAGCCGCTTTTTCTGCTGCCTCACTATTAGCCTGTGCTTGCGCTTGAATATTTTCTAACTGAGCAGCTCTATCAGCTTGTTGTTTTCTTTGTTGTCTAAATTTTAAAAGTTGATTAGCTAATTTAGCATTTCGTATAGCTTTTATATCTATAGCATCTGGAAGCGAAATAGTTTCTTTTTGTAATGCAATTTGAATATTTTTTTCTAATTCTGCTTTTTCTTCTTCTTCAGGTTCTAACTCCAAAAATATACCAAAATCATGTATATGTAAATGATCAATTTCTTCTAATGTTGCGGTATTAAAAGTATTAATACTACTTAATAAAGCTTGTTTTGTTAAAGGAAATTCCAACATATCCGATACCCTTAAACTAATATTTTCACATGCTTTAACTGTTAAAAACATTAAAGATTGTAAAATATGACGAGTTGCTACATTAGAATTTGCTGCTGCTAATTTTTGCAAACCTACTAATGAATCTTTGGCAGGAGTACTTCCGTCTCTAGCTTCATTAAGTCCAGTTACATCTCTTATCATTTGTAAATAATATTGATAAGTTTGAACTAAAGATTGTATTTTAGAAATCCCGGAAGAAGTTTGTAATTCTTGTATAGGGACTTTACCTCTATTAGGATCTCCATCTTGAGTTAAAGACCTCCCTACTATACTTCCTGTTTGAAAGTACATATTTAAAGCTTCTGCAGGATTATAATTAGTACCATTTCCTAAATCGACTTCTGCCAATCCATCAACATCCACATAAACACCATCTGGTACCATTCTTGCAATTACTTGTTGTAATTTTAAATGTGTTAATTGAATCATATCGGCGTATTGAGTAGTTCTACTCACTAAAGATTCAATACGTCCTTGATACATTCTAGGAGCACTTAAAATATAATTCATATTTACCTTACTAACATCTGAAAAAGGGCGAGTCATATTCTCAGCTTTTTTCCATTCTAATATTTTATCCATTCCTAAAACTTTTGCTCCTGTATATAAAACTTCAATTGAGCGAGAAACTCTTTCAAAGTTATCATTAGGGGGAGGATTAAAAGTATCCGGTTTTTCTAATGTTTTTTCCAATCCTTGCTCTGTATGCTTTATCTTAAATACTTGATCTTCATACGTTTTATATTCAAAAAACAAAACTTGAACTTGATCCTGTCGTGTTTGTCCCCACCAATTATTAGTATAATTATTTCGTCCTGGATATTTTTGAATTTCTTCTAAATCACTATCACTTAAATAAGGGAATAATCTTTTTACTTCAGGTAAATTTATATTTTTTACTTCTCCTATATAATATATATCATCAAAATTTGGATCTTCCGTATAAGAATAAACTAAATGGGCCGGATCTACATATTCTACTGTAATTCCTTCAGATAAATTAAAATTAGTTTTTACACATCCAATTCCTAATACTGTTAAATCATAAGCTAACTGTTTTCTAACTTCTTCATATTTATTAAAATCTAATACATTAGTTATTACCTCTTCTTCAGCAATTTCTACACTTTGCTTATAATTTAATTGCATAAATAAATCTAACTCTTCTCTATCTTGTGGTAATTTACTAGCATCAGGAGTAGCAAAAAAGTTTCCGCCGGTTAACTGATTAAATTCTTCTATTTCAGCTTTATTTTGCATGTCTCTTAATGCTGCAAAAGCATAATCTGTTCTTTGTTTTAAAGAAAAAGGATCTGTTGCAAAAGTATTTATTTCATATCCCTTGTCTGACATACCGTTTACTACAATATCTACAAATTTAGATAAAATAGGAACAGGCTTCCAATCTAAATTCAAATATGACAAATCCCCGTTAATTGCTAATTCATCTTTATATTTTTGAACTGGCTGTTCACCTCTAGCATATAATCTTAATCGGTTAAAATTTTGAAAATTAACTGTAAAGCGGTTTTGACCAGAATTATTTCTAAACCACTCTTGCTCTATAGCTCTTCCCACAGCTAAACCATATTCTGCTGATTGTTTCTCTGCTTCAGGTACCACCTGATCTGGAAAAATACTATTAGTACTAGTATAAATCATCTACTTTATTATTTTTGAATTTTCTCCTTTATTATTGTACTTTCGAAAACCTAAAGGCACCGCCTCTATTTTTCTGGGTGCAACAGGAACATATTTATGTTTATTACAAGCCATAATAGCTAACCCTGAGCTTATGGATGCGTCATGCTTTGTTCTATCATTCATATTAAATGTAGCCCAATCTTCTAATGTTCTTTGGAAATACATATGGCCATAACTATCTGCCATTAATCCTACATAATTTTCTATATAAAATTCTATAGCAGCTGCATGCGCTTGTTTGATATCTTCACTTGAATTAGGAATTCCTCCAACTTCTCTTTCTGCTATTGATAGTTTATATACTTGTTTATCAGGGCGATTCATTGAGTAACCCCTATAACCTCTTCGTTTTAAATAATATAAAAGTCTAGGTTTATTATTTTCTGCAAGTAATGGCATTCCATAAAATACAATAGCCATTAATACATCTTCAAAAAATATTTCAGCTGTTTGAGGGCGAGATATATATTCTAAAAAGAACATATTAGGAGGAACTTCATCTTCCATTGAAAACTTAGTTAATCCGTGTAATGCTCCTTTAGATCCTCTTCCATCTACAGTTCCAGAAATATCATAACTATCACAACCAAATGCTCCACAATGTTCATTGCCTGGGTATTTAAGTCCATTTTTTAATAAGTATCTATTTTGCATAGATAAAGGAGGAACCCAACTTACTAAAAATCTTCCATTATTTTGAGGAACAAATATTACTCTGGAATCTTTAATTCCACCTTCCCATTGAAAGTTACCTTTAGTTATAATATTAGTATTTCTTAAATCTTCATTATAATCTATTTGTTCATAAATTTTACTTAAATTAAATAAAGACTCTTTAGCCTCATCCCTAAAAGCGTGTTTCTCAGTTCTAGGAAATTGTCTATAAAATTCGTTTAAGCCGTCTTGATCATTTTTTAACCCTTCAACTTCATTTTCCCAGTGGGAAATAACGCCGATTTCGATTTTTTGACCATCAATTCCGGGTATACCTTTCGTCGGAGTGTCGAAGACAGGTATCCCATGAGCGTCAATGTATCCTTCGTAGTTCCATTCCATAGGTATGAACAAACTATATAATCCTGAATTAGTCTGTCCATTGCGGTTTCTTTTTGTAACATCTGATGCGTCATATAGTTGTTTAAAATTATTACCTCCTTTATCTAATGAATTAGATGTGGAGCCCATCATACACTTTCCTACTACTCTGCTACCTAATCTTAACGTCGTTTTCGTAACCCTCCAGTTGTTGAGGATGTTGTCGGGCCTCTCCCATTTCCCTGATTCGTCGTGGGCGAGGAGTTGTAGTTTCTCCCCGTCGTAGGAGTTATCCCCCGTGTTCTTCCAATCGATGGTTGTATCCAACCCCTGGAGGATTTCGACTTGACTATTCTGGTCCAACTTTTTTCTGGTAAGTTTGGAGGCAGGGACTCTATACGCGAGTTCCGTCTTGGGGCGGTCCATACCGTCCTGGATCGGTTTGAAAAAGAAGGGATAGTTAACTGATATTGGTACCACTT